CGAACAAACACCAGAAAAACATATAAGTAGAAAGCAAGGTTGTCCTAAATGCAGTGTTAATTATAAAATATCACCAGAAGAATTTATTGAAAAGTCAAAAAAAATACACGGTGATAAATATGATTACTCTTTATGTGAGTATAAAAATGCTAATAGTAATGTTACCATTATTTGCGGTGAACATGGTGAGTTTAAACAATATGCTAAACTTCATATGAGTGGTAGCAACTGTCCAAAATGTTTTGGTAGAGATAAAGACAATAATGATGTTATTAATGCATTAAAACAAGTCCATGGTGATAAATACGATTATTCAATGGTTGAATACGTATCTGAAAAAACACCCATTAAGATTAAATGCTCAGAACATGGTATATTTGAACAAACATTCAATACACATAAAAAAGGTCATGGTTGTCCAAAATGTAGTGGATATTTTATGGATGCAACTTTATTTATAGAAAAAGCTAAAAAAACACATAGTGATAAATATGATTATTCACTTGTTGATTATACAAATAGCAAAAATAAAATTAAAATTATATGTCCAATTCATGGTGAATTTGAGCAAGCACCAAATAATCATTTAGGCGGTAATGGATGTCCAAAATGCAAAGGGTTATCAATAACTGAAAAGAAAACAAAAACAACTGAAGAGTTTATAATAGAAGCTAATTTAACACATAACAATAGATATGATTATTCATTATCTAACTACCTTAATTGTAAAGATTATGTAAATATTATATGTTCAGAACATGGTGAATTTTCACAATTAGCTGATTCACATTTAAGAGGTTGTGGTTGCCCTAAATGTGGTTTAAATTATGATAAATCTGAAGGTGAGGTGAAAGAGTTTATCAAATCAATTGGGGTGTTATATGTTGAAAATACTAAAAAAATAATATCACCATTAGAATTAGATATATATATACCATCACATAATCTAGCAATCGAATTTGATGGTTTATATTGGCATTCTGAAATACATAAACCATCAAACTATCATCTAAATAAAACCGAATTATGTGAGAAACAAGGTATACAATTAATTCACATATTTGAAGACGAGTGGAGAGATAAACAAGATATAGTTAAATCTAGACTATCAAATATCTTAGGATTAACACCCAATAAAATATACGCTAGGAAAACAGTTGTAAAAGAAGTGTCACCTAAATATTCTAAAGAGTTTTTAGATACCAATCATATTCAAGGCAACGTCAACTCAAGCATCAAACTAGGGTTGTATTATAATGATGAGTTAGTATCTTTGATGACATTTGGTAAGGGTAGGATAGCTATGGGTGGTGACTCAAATCAATACGAATTACTTAGATTCTGCAACAAACTAGATACAACAGTTATTGGTGGAGCTGATAAGTTATTAAAATATTTCATAAAAACATATAAACCAAAAGAAATTATTAGCTACGCTGATAGAAGATGGAGCCAAGGTGGGTTATATAATAAATTAAAATTTATAAACACCCATAATAGTAATCCTAATTATCACTATATAATAAATAATAAAAGAAAACATAGATTTGGTTTTAGAAAATCAATACTAGTTAATCAAGGGTACAATAAAGACCTTACAGAGCATCAAATAATGCTAGAAAGGAAAATATATAGAATATATGATTGCGGAACTATGGTATATAAAAAAACCCCAACTTATTAAGTTAGGGTTTTTTATTTTTATTTGGGTTATTTTAAATATTATTAAATGAAGCCCCAGTGTTCATTATTACAAATTCCACCTGAATAAACTCTAAAGCTCGCGTTGGTTTCAAGAAGATTTGACCAGTTAATTGGTTTTTATCGAAATCTTCTGGGTCATTTGAAAGAACGACTCTAAAGTCTGTTAAACCTCTTTGAGCTCTAATGTTATCTAAGATTGGGTTAACTTGGCTTAAGAATTGGTTTCTTACGATAGTATCGTTTTGTTCGAATAACAATCTGATACCAACAGCAGAAACAAGTTTTCTAGCTTGTAACAATAAACGTCTAACGTTGATTCTGTTAAGAGCTGTTTCTTTAACTTGAAGTGTTTTATTACCCCATATTTTGATACCGTCAGATGCGAAAGTAGCGATTGGGTTAATTCTATTATCATAAAGGATATCTCTACCAGCAAGTGTTAATTTAGCTCTTGCTTGAATAGCGTCAACATCACCTCTATTAACCCCAGCAACTGCGAACCATGGGTAAGAGATATTATCAGTCAAAGCAATATTTCTAACTACATCACGTGTTGGTGGAGTATAGATAAGTACATTATTTTCTTTATCATCAATTTGAATCCATGGCCAATAAGTACAAGAGTAGTTACTATCATAGTTACCATCTAATCTATCAACAACCTCATTTACATCTAATATTTGACCATCAGCAGAAGTATCTGGTGTTGTCATGATGTATAATGAATCGGCTCTATCGATTTCAGTCATTTCAATTGCAGCTTCAACTAAGTTAGTATTATCCCAGTTATCAATACCTGGTGTTGCAAAAATGTTGATATTAACAGCTTCTGGATTTTTGAATGTCCAAATTCCTTCTAAGTAAGCATAGTAATCAGAATTAATACCTAAATCACCACTTGTTAATGTTCTATTTTTAAATGTTCCACTAAGTAAACCAGAAGCACCATAAGTACCATTTATTGTGTATTTATCAGTGTTTGTTCTTCTTGTTCTATAATCATCCCATCCATCAAAACCACCGTAAGGTACAAAAGTAAATTTACGAGCGTTTAATTTTTCATAAGGACCACCAATTAAACCAGCTTCAGTTCTAAATTGCGAATCACCAGTGTCAAATTTAAAGATTGGTGAATAATATACACCATTAGCTGGAGTACCAGAAACTAAAATTTTAACGTTATCGATTGTTACAGCAGAAGCTGAAATATCCATATGGAAACCATTAGTTAAACCAGTCCAAATGTTAGGGTTTATTGTTTGAGGTATACCTTTATAATCAAAGAAATCCGCATCAATACCTACAGTATTTGAAATACCTAAATACGCTTTATTTTTGACTTCGGACGCTGTATAAGCAGTTTTATATAACATAGTTGGGTCAACCACTGTAGTATTTGAATTAGATTGGTAATCACGGATTGGGTATCCAACGAAACCAGCTGGGAATGCATCACTATTATTAGTTGTATCATCAATTTCTAATAAAACGTATGCAGATTTAGATTTATAAACACCATCCAACGTACCAATCATTCTACCAATATAATTATTAGACGCTGGGTCCATAACACAGTTAGAGAAAGATTCTAATGGGTTAGGTAATGTATCTGAATCATTAAAAGCTCTAATACGAACATCAAATTGTTTTGTGTCTGGTCTGATGTTAACGATAGAAATTTTAAATTGTTCATTAGCAGCATTACCATCAGTAATTGTTGTAAATCTAAATAATTTCAATACTTTATTACCACGTAACTCAGAAACTACCCATGGAGTAATAGCTGGTTGAAATTCTTGTAGATAATCACTAAATTCATTAACATATGGTACCAACGCTTGTTTAATTCCTCTAATCTTTTTTAATTTATTATTTGTGTTAAATAAATTTTCAAAATATTCCTCAACAAATAATGCTGTGTTACCATCATCATTATTTCTTCCTAATACTTTATTAATTTTACTAGTTTTAGTTGAATCAAATGACAACGTATAATCAAAAGCACCTTGTCTAGTTGATGTACCACTAATTGAAAATACACCAAGTGGGTCATTAACAGAACTAGTTACTGTTGAATCAAATCCAATGTTAGTTGAACCAGTTATTTCGAATAATGGTAATTGACTACTAGTATCAACAGAACCTCTAGAACGTAACAAAGCAACTATTTGGTTTTCAACATCAGTGTAAGAAGAACCACTATAATTAGTAACATCACCAGATGTAGTACCAGTTATAATACCAGTTCCATGTGTCAATAAGTTATTAGCATTAACTGACAAACTAAAACTAGCACCGTAGAATGATGAACCACTTTTATAGTATTCTACTGGAATGGGAGGAACTGTTACTGTACCAATACTTGCATTACCTAAAAATGCTAATTGTGAACTTAATTGTCCGTTATCAATAAGGGTTTGAATTGTAGGTTCAGTAGATACTAATGTTACGATTGTACCAGCAGAAGTAGCTGTATAACTAATTAATGGTGCGTATGAGTTAGTTGCTGTTTCAACAACTGTTGATTCATCCAATGCAGCATCTAATGCAATACCCCAAGATAAACCAGCATAATAACCAGATAACCCTAATACTCTTGTTACGAATAATTGGTTTGATTGTGATAAGTATGATTTTGCAATATAAGGTAATTCATATTTTGGTGCACCATTGTCTTTAATTACAGTAGCATCTAAACCACCAAAGAATGAATTGAATTCATCATAATTGGTAATAAAAATAGGTTGGAATGCTGGACCGATTTTAGTCTCACCAACCATACCTAAAGTTGTAACACCAACGTTACGTGTTATAAATGTTAAGTCTCTTTCAGACGTGTATACGCCTGGGGAAACAAATACTTGATTTGGCATAGTTTCTTTTTTTGTTTTTGTTATTATTTACTTTATTCAGTTCTTTATTATAAATATTAAGTTTTTTTCAAAAGAATTGAAAAAAAAAATTAATAATTTGTTTTATTATGATTTTTTTCATACTTTTGTCATATATACTATTAAAAACACAATGAAAAGAGATAAAAACTTAAAAATAACAACAAATACCCACCAAATACTTAAAAAGTATTGTGAAGATAATGGTCTTAAAATGTTTGCATATACAGAATTATTAATTAAACGTAATTGTATATTAAAACCTCAAAATAAAGATAAAGAAGATATGTATGGTGAATAAAACTATTAACTTTATTGATAAAGTTAAGTTAATTCATGGTGATAAATACGATTATTCGTTGGTTAATTATACTAATAATACAACTAAAGTTGAAATAAAATGTTTTAAACATGGTATTTTTGAACAAACACCAAAAAAACATTTGATTGGTCAAGGTTGTCCAAAATGTGGTATGAATAAAATAACGAATAATGAATATATCAATAAAGTTAAGTTAATTCATGGTGATAAATACGATTATTCGTTGGTTAATTATATTGACTCAGTAACTAAGATTGATATAATATGTAAAGAACATGGTATTTTTAATCAAATACCACATAGTCATTTATCTGGTAATGGTTGTCCAAAATGTGTTGGGATAAATAAAACAACAAGCCAATTTATAGGTGAGGCTAAAATTATTCATGGTGATAAATACGATTACTCTCTAGTTGACTATATAGATTCAACAACAAAAGTAAAAATAATATGTCCAGAACACGGAACATTTAATCAAGCACCAACAAATCATATTTCAAATAAACAAGGTTGTCCTATTTGTGGTAATTTATTAAAAAAAGAAAATACTAATGGTTTTATTAAAAAGGCTAAACAAGTCCATGGCGATAAATACGATTATTCTTTGGTTAATTATATTGATAATAAAACTAAAGTAGAGATTATATGTAAAGAACATGGTAGTTTTTTAACAAAACCAAATAATCATTTGAGTGGTAGTGGTTGTCCTAAATGTGTTAATAACCAAAAAAAAACTAATAAAAACTTTATCTATTGTGCTAATTCAGTTCATGGTGATAAATACGATTATTCTTTGGTTACTTATACCAATAATAAAACATATATTGATATAATATGTAAAGAACATGGGATTTTTAAACAATCACCTAATAATCACGTTTCAAAAAAACAAGATTGCCCTAAATGTAGTCTTAGGTATGATAAATCAGAAGGTGAAGTTAAAGAATTTATTTCTTCATTAAAATTATTATTTGAAGAAAACACTAGAAAAATAATACAACCATTAGAATTAGATATATACATACCATCACATAATATAGCAATCGAATTTGATGGTTTATATTGGCATTCTGAGAAATTTAAAATAAATAATTACCATCTAAATAAAACAATTGAATGTGAAAAACAAGGTATTCAATTAATTCACATATTTGAAGATGAATGGTTATATAAACAAGATATTGTTAAATCTAGATTAATGAATATCTTAGGGTTAACACCTATCAAAATATACGGTAGAAAATGTATTATTAAAGAGATATCTTCAAAAGAAGCTAAAGAATTTCTTAACAATAACCATATTCAAGGTGGTATTAACTCTAAATATAATATAGGGTTATATTATGATGATGAGTTGGTTAGTCTTATGACATTTGGTTGTTTAAGAAAATCAATGGGTAATAATTCAATTGAAGACGCATATGAATTATTTAGATTCTGTAATAAACTAGATACAACGGTTATAGGTGGAGCTGATAAATTATTAAAATACTTTATAAAGACATATAAACCCAATGAGATTATTAGTTATGCTGATAGAAGATGGAGTCAAGGTCAATTGTATAAAAAATTGGGATTTGAATTTATACATAATTCAAAACCAAATTATTTCTATATTAATAATTGTAAACGAGAATATAGATTTAAATACAGAAAAGACGTTCTAGTTAAAGAAGGTTTTGATAAAAACAAAACGGAACGTGAAATAATGGAAGAAAGGGGTTTTAATAGAATCTATGATTGTGGTAATAAAAAATATATTTTAAAGATAATACCAACATGTTATAATAACCAAACCTCCAGCTCCACCAGCACACAACACTAAACCTATTGTTGTTGAATAAAAGATGGAAATAATTAACTGTATCCAGATGTGCTTTTTATTATATTTTTTGTATAGGTGATACCATATTATTTTTTATTAGTATGTTTTCAAAATGATAATTAACATTTATTTCACCAATACTAGTTAATATATTATTATCGTATTCTAAACCATAAATTAATTCACCCCAAAATAAACTATCAATATTTTTAATTAAAAAAACTAATTTAGTTTCATCAAAATTATCAACTTCAAATTCATAATTAAAAATAGTACCATTTAAATGTTGTATTGAAATTAAATAATTACTATTATTTTCCTTTACAACATAGTCGTTTACCTCTACCCTATTTGATAAAGTATACGGCTCATCATTAACCAATATATTAATTTGACAACTACTATATGAAGCACCGTAAAATGAAGCATGACTATTAACACTACTCCAATTCTCGTAGGTTAGTTGATTGTTTTGGTCTAAAATAGGTACATTAGTATTACATTCAATTTGATGTGCCAAGATATAATTTGATTGTAAATCATTTAATTGTCCGATGGTAACTTCAGCACCATAACCTAAAAATTCTATCTTTATATTATCCATATTATTAATTTTAAGCAAGTGTTAATTCAATTGAAGGAAAACTAGTTCTAGTACCACCTTTACTCCTAGGATTGGCTGGGAAACCGCCAGCACTATCTGTTGTATTCGTCCAAGCTATTAAATTATTAGATGGACAAGCAGAACCATATAAGTTAGTCGTTGTCCCACCAACAGCCACACCAATAACAATCCAACTACCACCACTAAAGGTTAAATTTTGACCAGATTCAGCAACTATTGGAACAGAATTTAATGTTGAAACTGTACCACCAGTACTCTGACCAACCAAAACAGCTGTTAAATCTTGACCTCTATAAATACCTATCCTAACACTATCAGAACCAGCGGTTGAAACTGAAAAATCAACTTTACTTATAGTTAAATTATAAGGTATTTTAAAATTTAGATAGTAATCATTTGAACCAGTACCTATTGCAACACTAGACGTTGCTATTGGAAATGAGATGTATCACCGTTAGCTTGGTCTTGAACAACAAATGCATCACCAGAACCAGACTGAATAATCTTAACCATTTCAACTGAACTAGACCCAGAGAATAATGATTGAGTACCCCCAGTTACTGTTAAATTACCATTAACTGTAAGACCAGTAACAGTATTAAATAATACATTAAATGTACCACCAGTATTATTGGTATATGTAAATGTATTATTAGAATAAGTCGCACCAGTTACAAATACATCAGTATTTACTGGTAAATTAAAATATGTAGTAGCAGAAATAGTTGTTGCAGTTAAACCATTCGTAAATGTTGTTGGACCAGTAACAGTCCCACCACTAAATGTACTACCACCACCATCACTGAAACCAGTTACTGTGAACGTACCCCCAGTGTTATTGGTAAATGTAGCAGTTCCAGAACTATAAGTACCACCAGTTACTCTTACATCGATAGGTAAGTTAGAATATGTAGTAGCTGATATTGTAGTTGCTGTAATTCCATTATTGTTTGCTCTAAAACCATTTGATTGGAATGTTGTACCAGAAATATAACCGTCAGCTCTTATTAATGATGTAGTATTACCAGCAGTATTTAATCCTTCTATTAAATTAGTTGTATTATCAGCATTTCCAGTACCATTTTTGATTGATAAAGCATCTAACGTTGAATTTGTAGTTATTTCTGGATTTACAGAGTTGTTGTATGCTTGTTGTAATGTAGTTGTTGCTGCTCCACCAGCTGCTCCAGCTGAATCACCAAATTTTGATACATTAAAAAATATAGCTTTACTATCATCGGTTAAATCAGTTGCAGAACTTAATACTGAAAGTATACCAATCAAAATACCGTTATTTTGAAAATTAGTAAACTCAATAAAAGGTTCTGATGCAATAGCAGCAATAGCTTGAGCTAACGTTGAATATTCTGTTTGTCCGTATTGAACTCTAAACACCCCATTTTGAACTAAATAAATTCTTTGGTTAGTTGCTTTGGTACCAGATAATGAAGTTATTACACCACCAACATCATATTTTGTTGGGTCAATTACAGTAACATTAGATGCTGTACCACCAGTTTGAGTTCTATATTGAAAAGTACAAGGTGAAGTCCCAGAAACATAAATTGCGTTAGGGTTTAATGTGTCATTCGCAAAATTGATACCTAAACCATGTAAATACCCAGCACTAGTATTAAAACTTAGATTAGCACCATTCGCTGACGCTGTAATTCCCTCATTAACAAAACCAATAGGGTCAAACATATCACGTAATTGTGATAATGGTGATAATACAAAATCTGGTTGACTAAACGCATTAATAATATTTGTTTTATCAGCGTGACCTAATTTACCTAAGAATATATTTTGTCTTCTTTGTTTCTCAGTCAAATTAATGTTTGATTGTGATATTGTACCACCACTAGTTAAATAAACCCAAGTTTCAGTTGAGGTATTAAGATAAGTTGCAGTATGAGTACCACCACTATAAGTTACATAATATAATTGAGGGCTTAAAGGGTTTGTCGTATCATCAACTATCCAACCCTTGATTGGCCCTACCCTAAATGTACTACTAGTCAATTTTGTTAACCCAGTAAATTCAAACACACCAGTAGATGAGTTAACTGTTGATATATTATAACCCAACGCTACCCATTCTGTTCCGTTACTAGCTATTTGTATTGAGTTTGTTTCACCCAAAATAACAAAAAGTTTTCCGTCTATTGTTTCACTACCGTAAGGGTCAACTGTAACAGCACCCCCACCATTATTTTTAATAACCAATAATCTACCTTGAATACCAACAGCTGAAGGTAAAGTAACAGTAAATGTAAAATATAAGGTGCGTATAAATTACCAGTCATTGTATCACCAGTTCTAGCAACTCTATCCCAACCAATTGGAAGTATTGAATTAGCCGTGGTTCCAGATGCGTAAAGGATTACGTCACTAGTATTTATTGCTAATTCACCTAATTGTAAATCACCAGCTGTTGGAACTTTGCCAGCAACATTTGAACGTTTTATTAAAAACGTATTTTTTCTATTTGCCATGTATATAATGGTATGTCTTAAAAATCTCTATAAAGAGTTATAATTTTGGGTTATGTAACCTCTATAAAATAAATATACACAACCCAAAGATTGTGCATATTATAATTATTATATTTTAAAAGTAAATCTATAAAAAATTAACTAATTGATTACTAATTAGTTACTAGTAAAAACCCCCATCGAGTACGTCAAATTCCGTAATTACTCTTACACCATTTGGTGTATTAACATTCGTACTTCTAATTACGATATCGTTTAATTCCGTAATCCAACCTCTGTTAGCGTATCCAGTTGATGCAGTATACTCTGTGATACTAGGTATCTGAGTTGCTGTTAAACCAGTTAATGTATCTAGTCTGTTTATGTTTAAGTTAACATTACCACCATTTACACCATTACCATCTTGAACAGTCCAACCAGCACCAATAGACGTTACCGTTGTATTTCCAGTTGGGTTATAGTTAAGTGATATGTTAGGGTCTTCTACATATAATTGATTAGTAAATGCGGAAATTGATGGACCAAATACTGTTAAAGAACCTTGTATTACAGCATCACCAGCAACATTTAAACCACCAGTACCAACATTTACAGTACCATCTGATGGAACACTAAATGTATTTGTTCCAGCATCATAAGTAAATCCAGCTTCATCAGTTAATAAACCACCAGTACCAACATAAACAACTCTACCAGCTGTCAAGTTAGATAGTGTTATACCAGACATTGATGTAATGTTTATTGTTTTATCTACTTGTCCTTGGTTTTGTGCTAAAGTAATCAAGTTACTAGTTGGATTATAAGTTAAACCAGTTACATATGTATCTGTTGAACTTAAACCAGTTACTTGGTAAGTAGTACCATCATTGTTGGTAAATGTAGTTGTACCAGCTGCATATGTACCACCAGTTGTAAATACATCTTTGAATCCAGTAACATTAAATGTACCACCAGTACTATTTGTGAAAGTAGTTGTGCCAGTAGAACCAACATAAACCATTGTACCGCCAGTTACATATGGTAACCCAGTAATAGCAGCACCATTACCTTGAAGAGTTGTTGCTGAGAATGTACCACTAATAGTCAAACCAGTCATCGTATTAATTGATGCTGTTAAATCAGATTGACCATTGTTTTGTTTAATTGTAAATAAGTTGTTACTATATGTAAAACCAGTTACATAAGTATCAATACCAGCAATTGATGATACATCAGCCAATACGAATCCAGAAGTTGTACCAGATAAGAACTTACCACTTAAATTTGTAATACCACTATACGCAGTAATTTGATTTCTAAGCTTTAAATCATATAAGTTAGAACCAGCTTCAAAGAAGTTAGCTGTTGTACCAGTACCAGCTGGTGTCCAATTGTTAGTTGATGATGTAACACCAGAAAAGTATACAATACCATCAGCTGTGTTTACAATAGGTTCACCTTGTAATAATGAAGAAGGTAAAGGTCTATTGACGATATTACTATTCTTTAAAATGTGTGTAGTTTGTCTAATTGCCATGTCTTAATTTTTGTTTTTATATAAATATGTTAGTTTTGTTAATATACACCACCATGTAAAAAATCGTCTTGAATTATTGAATTATCTGCTGTTATTTGTCTTAGATTACTCATTGAATCGTAACCTAAATCCAATAAAGGTGTTGTTACACTTATTGTGGATGTCCAAACACTGGAAGTACCACTCACTGTGTTTATATCTCTAAATCGTTGCAAAGGAATACCTAAATCGATAGTAGCATCAAGTAAAGGTATTATACTAGTATTGAAAATTGTCTGTCCAGTACCTAATATGATTTCAGCATCACCACTACAAGATATTATAGTATCAGTATAAACGGCAGTACATGCAGAAATAACTGGTGTGTCCCCAGTTATTAGCAATGGTTCAATAATGAACATTTGATTTATACTTGAAGAATTATTTGAACAGCTCATATTAAATTGTATTTCCTAATAAAGTAAAAACCCCTTCATCGTTAAAGTTTTTTGTTATTTTAATTGTTACCACATCATTTGCATTAAATGTCAAAGGTGATGTCATAACCGACCCATCAAAAACTCCTATATTATTCACTAAAATAACTATCCTACTAATACCACTAATATTAGTTAATTGCGTAAACATCACTTTATATTGATTTGTAAACGAAAATTGTGTTTCACTCTTAGGTTTAAAATCAAAAGTGAAATTAACATCATTTACATTTATTTTTGGTGTCAATATTATATCACCAAGGTTAATAACCGATTCCTCAATTTCAGTTGTAACCATCATTCTATTAATTGTTGGAACAACTTCAAAATCTTCTTCATCTAAAATATAACCCAATAATTTTACTTCAAATAACTGAACATAAAATCTTCTGTTTTCAAAATCATCAACATTACTCTCATCACCTATAGCTTCTAAATGCAAAGGCATTGGATGACCATTAACATTGATATAACATTGTCTTGATTGAAATGCTCTTTGAATGATTCTATTGAATTTATTCAAATCTTTCATTCTATTTGTAAACAATCTTATTTCATAAGTCATATCAACTGGTGTCGGTTGAGGAACTTTATATAAATCAATACCTTGTCTGATACCATCCCATGTTGGAACTTTCATGTAGGTATATGTACGATTACCTGGGATATTCCATAATCCAGCTTGGTTTTGACCTTGTTGAATATCTGGTTTTCTTATGATTGTAATAAATGGTAATTCAATATTTTTATATTTATCAGAGAATTGCCATGTTTTACTAAACTCAGTCCATCTTTGTATTGTTAAGAAAATTACTGGAACCTTATCACCATTAATACTAAAACCAAAACCCTTATCAGACCCAGCAAACTCAACAACAGATTGGTCCATATCCTCCTCCAATACCCCTTTAGGTAAAAAAGTACCTTTATCGGCAATTCCATCTAGAATATCTTCTCTTCTTTCTGGTCCGACTCTTTGTCTATTGATGTTTATGTCGCTTCTCCAACCTTTAGGCATCCCCATGTTTTATATTATTTAATTTGTTTTAATATTATTACAAGCCTCTGAATTCTGAACTATCCACTGGTGAACACTTAACAGTACGATATGCAGCCTTGTAACCCATTATCGTATGTTTATTATCAAAATTCTTAACCCCATCATTAACCACACTAAAATATCTTATCTCAGTTTCATTTATCGGATAACCAATATAATCACCATATGATAAACTAGCGTTAAGTTCTTTTAATTGAGCATCATACACACCAAAGGTTAAATGACCATCTTGAATGTATCTCAAACCACCATTGTTATTATATGCTTTATTTTCAGCCTCTTCAATCAAAGGAACAACCTTTAATTCAATAGGTGGGAAAAATCTAATTCCATCTTTCGATGCTTCACCATATAACATATCACTCTCACTCATCTCTCTATCAACAGTATAAAGAATAACAACGAAATTACCATCACCCTCAACAGATTCGCGACTCATAGATATTTCTAAATTGTAATCATCCTCTGAAAAAAACTTGTTTATTCTCGTGATAGGTATAATTTTATTATTTTTCATGGCTTTTATAGATAAATATTTATAAATTTATTAATAACCAATAAACTATTGATTTTATTTAAAATAATTAGTATATTTAATAAAAATTACAACATTTTGATTAACCTAGATGACTTACGAGGCCATAGTGCACTTTCATTGTTAGAAAACTATGAAGGTATTAACCCATATATACTTAAACTCAAACACGAATACAAAAAAAACAAAAAATTATTACTTACTGACAACCAATCAAAGTATATAGTTCGAAATCACGATAGAGAACCACAAATGATTAATCGTGTTATAAATATCACAGAATACCTAGGGTTAGAATTACAAAAACAAGACGCTTTATCATTCGTTCCTCAAAGAATTCTTATCGAATTTATATTAGCCGAAACTGAAAAGACATTCCATGTATACGGAAAACTAAATAGAAACCAACAATCATCTAAAATGTATTGGCTACCCAAAACACAAGTAACCGATGACCCATACTTCGAATCAATCAACGTAGATGTTGATTTTAGCCAATATAACGACATATTAGCTAAACAAGGTAAAAAGCTTTACCAACACCAAGAAGAAGGTGTTAAATTCCTTCTTTCACGAAATGGATGTATATTAGGAGACGGGATGGGGATGGGAAAAGGCTTGATTACCAGTACTTTAGCTATAACACCTACTGGGAAAAAGAAATTTGGTGATTTAAAGATTGGTGATAGAATAATTGGTTCAAATGGTAAACCATGTAATATTATTGGTATTTACCCACAAGGATTAAAAGATATATATAAGATAACATTTAATGATGGTTATTCTATTACAACAGATGGCTCACATTTATGGGCTGTATCTTCATGTAATTCTGGTGAAAATTCTAAAACTAGGGAAAACAAATATAGAACACTTAGTACTGAACAAATGTTGGATGAAAATTTAACTTTAGAACTAAAAGGAACTGGTAGGAATGGAAAAAAACCTTACAAGTTTAAAACATACTATAAACAAAAAAACGGTAATTCTAAATGGCAAATTCCAATTGTTAAACCAATTGAATTTGAAAATAACGATATATTACCAATTGAGAAAATAGACTTGCAATATTACAAGGTCTTATGGATACTGATGGTCATTGTATGAAATCAAAAAACGATAATTTTAGTGGTACTGAATATTGTACTGTATCTGAAAGATTAGCTGATGATGTCGCTGAAATTGTTCATTCATTGGGTGGTATTGTAAGAAAGAAAAGTAAAATTGGTAAATATAAAAAACCAGATGGTACTGTTGTTGAATGTAGAAAAGCTTACAGATTAAATATTAAAATGCCAGAACAATTTAATCCGTTTAGATTAAAACGAAAAGCTGTTGAATACAACCCACCTAAAAAATATAAAATTGGTAGATATATAAAAAACATTGAACCATGTGGTCAAGCTGAGACTGTTTGTATTTCTGTTGATGCGGATGATAAACTATACACAACTGAACACGCAATTGTAACGCACAATACGACCCAATCAATTGTTGCCGCTTTAGAAAGTGGTGCTGAAAGGATTCTTATAGTAGCACCATCATCAACAAAAATAAATTGGGAACGTGAAATCAATGTTTTTTGTGATGATACAGCAATAATCGATGGGAAGAAATTCAACAGTGCTAAGTTTACAATAATTAACTTTGATATTCTTAAAAATTTCCATACATTAACTGATGGAAAAAAGAAAAAAGAAGGTGAACCAGAAAAAGTGTTGATTAGAGATTTAGCTAACCAAAAGTTTGATTTAGCTATTATTGATGAAGCTCATTACCTAAAAAACCATGAAAGTATTCGTGGTAAGATTATGGTGGATTTATCCGTAAACGTGGTAAGATTATGGTGGATTTATCCGTAAACTATAATATAAATAAAGTATGGCTACTGACTGGTACACCAGTTGCAAATAGACCAATGGATTTCTTTAATTTATTAAAGATAATTAAGTCTCCTATTGCGGAAAATTGGAAACACTTTGCTGTTAGGTATTGTGATGGTAGACAGTTCATGAGAACGCTTAAAAATGGGCAAAGAAAGCAAATATGGTTAACTGATGGTGCTAGTAATCTAGAAGAACTAGCCGCAAAAACCAAAAACATAATTCTTAGACGTTTAAAAACTGATACATTGGATATGCCAGATAAAGTAGTTACACCAATGTATCATAAATTAGACCTTAATGGATGGAAGATGTATGATTTATTGTGGGATGAGTATATGGCTAAAAGAAAAGCTGAAGGTAAAAAATCAATTGAATCACAAAAAGACCTAGTTGAACTTATATTATTAAGAAAATTCATCGCTATGCAAGCTATTCCTTCAACAATAGAAATGGTTGAAAATGCAATAGAAATGGGTAGAAAAGTGATAGTATTTACATCGTTTACTGAAGAACTAGAAGTATTAGCTAACCACTTTGGTAAAGTATCTGTTAAACACAACGGACCAATGACAACCAAAGCCAAACAAAAATCAGTAGATGACTTTCAAAACAATCCAAAGGTTAAAGTATTCGTTGGAAATATTAAAAGTGCTGGTGTTGGTATTACACTTACTGAAGCAACCGTTGTTATCTTTAATTCGTTTGATTGGGTTACTGGAAATAATGAACAAGCAGAAGACCGCAGCTATCGAATTGGGCAGAAAAATGATGTAAATGTGTATTATCAACTATTTATGGATACAATATCTGTAAGAATGTGGGAAACACTTAAAAATAAAAAAGATATTATAGATACCATAATGGGTGATAATAAATTAAGTGACGAAGAAATAACCATCAATTTGATGGATGAAATAATGAATGAATTAAATGATTAAAATTTACTCCATAGAAGATTGTCCGTATTGCACGGAATTAAAAAATATCCTTACTGAAGAAGGTATAGAATTTATTGATGTTGATGTTAACTTAGAAGAAAATGAAGCTGAGTATAATCAAATACATGAAATAACAAAATCCGACCAAGTTCCAATTGTTAAAGTTGGTAAACAATTACTTATACCAAATATTAGTTTTGCAACAATTCGTGAGGCGGCAGATTTAACCAAACAATTTTTAGGTTAAATACTTAATACATATTTCTTATTACCACAGTCGTATATTCTATTTATACCTCTTTCTAACATAATCTGATGTTCTGTTTTAGATGGGTCAAATCCTTCTTTAACTAGAACATCTTTTCTATGTTTAAACCTATACTCTCTGTTGGTACCTATTATATACCAATAGTTTGGTTTAGAATCATGTATATGTGTAAACCCTAATTTCTCATACAACCCACCTTGACTCCATCTTCCCAATAACCGTTGTATTTAATTTATTACAGAATCTAAATAACTCATATGAACCTTCTTTAGAAATCCCACCCATTGATTTTCTAAGTGTTCCAAACGTCATCAATGACACTAGCTCATCATTATAATATAACCCTAGTTTGATACTTGAGTTGACGTTGCCTTGAATATGATTGGTATCTAAAAATACTTTAGAATCTTTTGGTGTTACTTCTCGTATCTCTGTTTTTCTACCATATATCTTACTGGGTGTCAATCCTAGTATATTTGATAGTCTAGACTTAACTATATCTTGTTTATATAACCATTCATCTTCAAATACATGAATTAATTGAATACCTTGTTTTTCACATTCAATTGTTTTATTTAGATGATAGTTTGAAGAGATATATTCTTCAGAATGCCAATATAAACCATTATATTCTATTGCTAGGTTACGTGAGGGTATGTATATATCTAATTCCTTACCATTTAATATTAATCTATTATTTAATTCTGTATCTATATTTAATGATTTTAAATAATTATTAACAGAATCTTGACTTAAATTATATTTTAAAGCACATTTAGGGCATTTATTTTTTTTACTTAAATGATTATTGGGTGTCTGTTCAAATTCGCCATGTTCTGTACAAATAATTTTAACTTTTTCTGTTGCAGAAACATAATCAACTAGCGAATAATCATAATTATCTTTATGTGTTTTTTTTGAGTCTTTAATAAATTTTAATTTATCATTAATTAATTTATTTTCTTTATAACATTTAATACAACCAACACCTCTTAGGTGAACATCTGGTCTTTGACTAAAAACACCATGTTTAGGACAAATAATATCAACAACAATATTATGTTTTTGGTAGTTAACTAGTGAATAATCATAATAATCGTCAAATTTAATATTTGCGTTAGAAATGAATACATCACCCAAATTTAAATTATCTACTTTATATTTAAAATAACATTTTTTACAACCTTCACCCCTTAAATGAACACATGGTCTTTGTTCAAACTCACCATGAATTGGACATATTATTTTAATATTGGTTTGTAAATTAACATACTCAACCAACGAATAATCGTACTTATTACCATGCTTAGCTATAAACGAATTAATCACATCTTCTTTAGGTAATTTATATGATGAATATTTTTCTATCTTAGAACATGAAGGACAACCTTGACCATTGCTATGGTCTCTAGCTATCTTTTCAAAAACACCATGTTCTGGGCATACAATAGTAACTTTATTACCAACACCATCGTACTCAACCAATGAATAATCATATTTGTTATTATGTTTCAATGAACATTGAGTTATGAATTCTGCTGTTGTTTTTTTTGCCATTTTAAAATTTTATTATAATTTATCAAATACCTAGAAAACCAAGTTATCTTTAGTGGCTTGGATGATATGTCTTATTTTTATTTTGCAAATATACTACATTTTTTTATAAAAATAATCTTTTTTAAAATTTTTATATATTTATCTAATATAAGAGTAATCTGATAAATTAATGTTAATAACTTATAAATATAAACTTAAACCCAATGATGAACAAATTGTTTTATTAAATAAACATTTTGGGTCAATTCGTTTTGTTTATAATCACTTCTTAAATGAAAGAAAAACAGAATATGAGACAAATAAAAACTCAATTAATTATTATGATAACGCTAAATCATTAACTGAATTAAAAAAAGATGATAACTATTCATGGTTAAAAGAGATTAATTCTCAGTCTCTACAAGATTCATTAAAAAACCTAGAAACAGCTTATAAAAATTTTTTTAGATTTAATAAAGGATTCCCCAGATTTAAATCTAAACATGGTAAAAATAGTTTTACTGTACCACAATCCGTTAAACTAAATAAAAACGAATTATCCATACCTAAGTTTAAAGAACCTATCAAAGTAATAATTGACAGAACTTTTAATGGATTAATTAAACAATGCACAATATCTAAAACACCAACTAATGAATACTTTGTTTCTATATTAGTGGAAACAGAATACGTTAAATTAGAAAAAACTGGTAAACAAGTAGGTATTGATTTAGGTATTAAAGATTTTGCTATTACTTCAGATGGTTTTAAATATAAGAATAATAGATATACTAAAACATATGAGAAACAACTTAAAATTGCACAACAACATTTAAGTAGAAAAACAAAAGGAAGTAATAGATATAATAATCAAAAATTAAAGGTGGCTACTATTCACAAGAAGATAACCAATTCTAGAATAGATAATTTACATAAAATATCCACAGATTTAATTAGAAAATACGATTTAATTGTATTAGAAGATTTAAATGTTAAAGGGATGGTTAAAAATCATAAACTATCTAAACATATTTCAGATGCGTCATGGGGTAGGTTTGTAAGTATGTTAACTTATAAAGCTGAATGGAATGATAAACAAATTGTAAAGATAAATAGATTCTTTCCTAGTAGTAAAACATGTAATTGTTGTGGACATATAAATCAAAATCTAACTTTAAATATTAGAGAATGGACTTGTCCATCTTGTAATAAAAAATTAGATAGAGATTTAAATGCGAGTATTAACATCCTTAAGGAAGGGTATAAAATAATATCGTCAGGGACTGACGATTACAGACGTGGAGATGAAATAAGACCAGCTACCGCTGGCACAATCGATGAAACGTCTAAAATTCTTAATTAATTTAATTAAGAAACCCATTGGTCTTTAGCCGATGGGTAGTTCATCAAATATACTACTATTAAGATTTTCACTAGAATATTTTGGACCAATTTTAGTGTAATTTTCTTTTAAGAAAAGTATTTCTTCATTAGTCCATCTAACCTTTTTTATTTTCATTTAATTCATTTTCTATAAATTTTCTTATTTTTTTAGATATTGAAAAATTATTTTCTTCACAATATTTAATATATTTATCTTTTATTTCTTTTGATATTCTAATATGTATATATTCTTCTTTGTTTTCTTTTTGTGTTCTCATGTCATCACTTTTAAATAAATATTAATAAAAATATTAAAAATACAACATTTCCAAATATTTATATATAAAATTAATTATGGGAGTTAGTAATCAAGAAAAGGAAAAGTTGTTTAAGCAATTTAGACATTCTGTTGGGGCACCAATAAGACAAATTGAAGTGTTGGACGAAATGTTATGTACTCTGTTAGAGATATGTATCGAGGATTACGCTATGCATGTTCAGGAGTTTTTAATCGAGCATCAGTGGCAATCTTTGTTAGGGCAAAGTATCGATACATTAGATATGGCATTTGCTTTAAGTGTGAGAAGTTTCGACTTTATGACTCAATATACATATGCATATTCAAAACAAGTTGGTTTACAAACCAATGGTCCATGGGAACTTAAAAAAGACTATGTTGAATTAGAAGCTGGTAGACAAGTTTACCAAATTCCAGCTGGACGTGAAATAAACGAAGTATTATGGATAACACCTCCAGCAACTAGTCAAGCGTTGTTGGCTAATTATGGTGGTATTGATTATGGATTCGGTGGTGGATTTGCTCAAACTGGAGGTGGTACTGGTACTGGTGGACCTGGTAATGGTCGCTCTGGGTATTATATTGCACCAGCATTTGATATTTTATTGACAGCTGCTGATATGAATCTTAAGAATCGTATTGTTAGAAGTGAATTGGTTTATAAGGTAACTGCTGGACCTAACGGAACAAAATTATTACATTTATTAAGTACACCAGGTTCTAAGTTATCATTTGGTCAAGGTATGGGTGGTGTCGGTAGTTCTATCAACATGACTGGATGTCAAGTATGGTATTTCTATTATGACACAACACATGGTGATGCAGATGCTTGTAAAGCTGATAATCCAGATATCATTAAAATGCCTAATCAAGTTCCTTTGTCTAAATTAGATTATACTGACTTCAATGAACCTACAAAAACTCTTATACGTCAATTATTCATTGCTGAAGCTAAGAAAACACTAGGTAGAACAAGGGGTAAGTTTGGTGGTGTTGTTGGTCCACCAGATGCTGAAAGAACTATGGATTACGAAACACTTATTTCTGAAGGTAATGAAGAGAAAAAAGCGGCATTGGAAAGACTAGACGCTAGGTTAGATAGGTTATCTTCAACAAAACAGCTAGAACGCGGTGCAAATGAATCTGAATTCTTAAATAAAAGTCTTAGTTTTCGACCTATGGGATTCTGGGTATACTAAAACAAAAAAGGAGCAATTACAGCTCCTTTTTTTATTGGGTTAAAAACCCCATTCATCTTCTTTCTTTTCTAACACTTCCTCTTCTACCTCAAGTATTGACAATTCATCAGTTTCTTCGTAGTCTTCTGGTAGTTCAGCATATGTATCATCAAAATCATCATCTCGCTGTATAACATCATCAGTTCTTACTACATCACCGTTGTCATCTTCTTCTTCTGAAACATCAGAATCATCTTCGTCTTCACTTTCGGATAATTTACGTTTCTTTTTTTCTTTTTCTTCTTTTGTTAGAATTACTTCACCAGCTTTTTCTTTTAACAATGTACCAATAATTTCAGTATTAATTTCGTTAGGTGTTATATCACTAGGTACTAATTCATCATTAGGTTCATCAAATAAATCCAATGTTTTACCTTTTAATGCTTCTTGTTCAGTTAAATAATCCAAATACTCATTATAACGATTATCGTTCTTTTCTAATTTATTTTGTTTATAGAAAGCATCTCGTTCTATGGCTATTGATTCATATTTAAAAATGTCAGTTATTGGACAAATTACTTCATCCCATTTTCTAGAAGTCAAACTA